AAGCACCTTCGCCGAATCGTGCCCAATGAATGAGGTAGAACAGCGTCGATGTGACGTAGAGACGCAGCTTGCGAACATCGCCAATATCAGGGGCGGTACGCACGTCCTGGTTGTAGAACGAGATTGAACCACTCGCTGTGATGTTGCCAGCCTTGCGTTTCTTCCAGCCGCTGGTGCTGGACGATGCATACTCTTTGAGATCGCAAGCGATAGTGAGCGTCCACGACCGCACATCATCAAGCTCGGTAAACGTGTCGGTTTCAGCCAACTCAACTTTGAGCGACAGAGAACTTGGCGGGTTGGGAAGTGTGGAGTCGGTAATCGTCCCGGTTGTGTGCGTCAGGGCGCCATTGCCCGCCAGCGTCACGGTAATACTTTCGATGTCGCCAGACTCTTGATTGGCGGTAATTTCCACCTGCGAGATGATCGCGGATCCGGTGGTCTTGTTGGCACCGTCGAACCCGACGAACGTGATGGTGTCGCCGGGGAAGTGTGTTGGGGTGTGACCATATTGAGTGTACGAACCGCTCCAATCCTTGATGCCACCAAGCTGGCCAGTACCGCCAAGGGTATTGGATGCATTGTACGGCTTGTTTTCTTCGGTCTCAGAGGTGGACCAAGTGCGCACTGTGTTGGCGCCGTCGACTGTCCCACCCATGCCCGTGTATGTGTTACCCATGATGATCTCCTGTTAATGAGTCACCATGTGGTTGAAGAAAAAAATTCAAGATTGGAGAGAGGCGGTGTCAAACCAGACTTCAACTTCGACGCCAATGACGGTATACCAGCCGTTGGATTTGCCTTCGGGATCGGCGCCGGGGGCTTGGCCTTGTACGGGTCTGACTGAGCGGACGAAATCCAATCCGTCCAGCCTGTTGCCAATCGATGCAACCGCCAGCATGATTTGCCACTCCACAGGAAAAGCTTGAGCGGTGATGTCCACCTCGCCGGTGTAAATCTCAAAGCGGAACTGGCGTTTGAACGAGCTTCCGTTGCTGGTGCGAAACATGTGCGGATCCACGGCATCAGCGACCACAGCGACCAATGGCACGTCAGCGGCCTGCAGGGTGGACTTGCGAATGCGATTATCGAATCGGATACGGTTGCCGGGTTTGACCAGACTGGTAAATCCGCTTCTGGATTCGAGAACGTTCCATAATGCAGTGAGGACTTGTCCCCATGGTTCAGCAGGTACAGTCATGTGTGCGTTTCCTATTTGGTGGCCCGCATCAGATCGCGGATCATGCCATCGGTGGTTTGTTTGTCGGGATCAACGATGATTTCTCGCTTGGGGTTGCGGCCTTTGCCAAACTGGTGAATGCCAGCGATGTCTGCGACACTCAGTGAGCGTTTGCCGCCGGGGTGTCTTGACGTTTTTGATTTGAGAAACCCGACTCGCAGGCCGTTGTTGATGAATTTCCAGTTGTCTGTCCGCTGAGTATCAAGCACGGCCAGCAATGTGCCGGTGTTTCGCATGATCGCCGGCGACCCTTTACCCTTGCCTTTTCGACGACTGCGGATTGTTGCGGGGCTCAGACTTGGCCAATTGCCGCCACCTTTGGATTGCTCGACATATCGCCTGCGAACAAAGCCCAGATACCTGGCACGCCATTGATTCATCACCGGTCGCATCTCGGGCGTCTTCGGATTGCGGAACCGACGCTTGTACGCTTCAAGCCGTGACAGGTCGAGTGTGATGGTGTTGTGAATGCGGAACATCGGGGAGCCTTTCGGGATCACACGACGAACGGGATGTTGACGCCCGCCGTTGCTTGGACTGCATCAATCTTGAGACTGCCATCAGCGATGTTAGCGAGCATGGTCTCGACGGATTTTTTCTTCGACGAGTAGCGGTTGTACGGTCGCCCCTCATCATCTGCATCATCCAGACCGCGAGCTTCGTAGAGCCAGCAGCCTGCTAATGTCGCTGAGATGGTTGTGATCAGGCCGATGGACTTGCCCGGTTGTGCAGAGAGGGGAATGGTATAGTCCGACCCGCTAAGGATGGCATTAATATGATCGTCTGCGTGAGAGATTGCACGTGTGATGCGTGCGGCGATGTCGGCGAGTACATCTTCGTCCTCGATGTCGCCAGCATCCAGGTTGCCCCACGTCTGCACGTTGATGGGGCCAAAGATGTCCTCGATGTCTGTGCGTGTTGAATAGGGCATGTGATGCTCTCTTAATAAAACTGCCCGACCTGGGATGAACAGGCCGGGCAGCAGGATGACGACCTCTCACACGTGAGGTATCAGAATGACTTACTTTGTGGCCTTAGCTTTTGCAGTCTCTGCTTTAGCTTTGGCGTCGGCCTTAGCCTTTGCGTCAGATTCTGCCTTGGCCTTGGCGTCAGCAGTGTCGGATGGGGCGGTTGAGCCGGATTCCTTCACTGCTTGCTTGGGCAGGTCTTCGACCTTGGTGATGGTCTGGCCATTGACCATGACCGAACCACCGGACTTGATGATCTGTTCCATGGCCGAGCGTTTCAGGTTTCCGTTACTGTCGTAATTGCTCACGATTGACTCCTTGCGGATTTGTTACAGGATCAGGATGGCGGTTTAGCCGACGGTCAGGATGGCGGTAGCCGCCTGGTTGTGCTTGCGGGGGAAGCCGCGAGCAACACTCCACAGATTGGCGTTGGGCGGGTTGAGGTCAGGGTTCGGCAACGTGGCAAATGCGACCGGGCCAGTCTGAGGACCGCCAAAGATGGCAGGTGCACCATTGATGCTCATGGAACCGACCACGGTTTCAGTGACGATGCCATTGGCGAAGTCGAACGAACTGGAGTTACCATCGTCGCTGGTATTGGACAGCAATACCTTGCCGGTAGGCAGGTAGCGGCTGTAGCTGTGTGAGCTGTCGCTGGCTTCACGTCCATACTGCGTGTCGTCGATTTCGATGGTCATGCCCAGGACAGACTCAGCAACCATCTTGATTGCGTTGTTGTTGGCAATGGCGGTGCTGAATTGATCTGCCGAGAAGTTGAAAAGCTTCATTGCACTGGCCGCGTTGCGGAACTCAGTGGTATTGATCATCAGCAGAAAATCAGCGTTGGACATGGTGATGCGGTTGTATTCCACACCGTATTTGTTTTGTGCTGTGGTTTTAACACCCATGATGTCGGCGACTGGGGTTGCGGTTGCTGATGTAGCCCAGCCAACGCTAGGCGTGACCTTCAAGTCGCTTGGTGTACCAAACGTCACGGTGCCGGACTTGATACCGAGGCCAGACCATGAATAACTGTCGAGCATCATGCCTGCACACATCAGATTCATCTGCATGCGAACATTGATCATCAGCTTGTCCATGCGGCCAGTCAAGTAGTTTTCAAAGATGTTCGCGTCACCGGCCATGGCTTGTTCGGCTTTGATGCGCTGCACCAGATTGAGCATGCTTTGCTTGATGTTGGTGCCGGACTTGATGTTGGGAATCTTGGTCGCTTCCAGCGTGATCTGGTGATCGTTACGCACAGCGGCGGGTTGATCATCGGCAACCACATCGGCAATGATGGAACGTTCGGTCAGTCGTGCCATGATTTCATCATCTTCAGCAAAGACAATCGGTGTCCGCTTAAGGTAACGGAGATTGTCAGGGATCTGCCGAACGTCCATAAGGGCGTTCCACATCGCTTTGATTCGGTTGGTTGCCAAGGGGTTGTAGCCTGCAGGCATGTCAATATCTCCGTTATTCTTGGCCATTCGTGGCCGATGGTTAATTCACAGTTCAGAAAATCAGTTGGATTCGCGGACCAGTTGCAGCCGGGGCATCGCAGTCAGCACGGTAGACAAAGCGGGCTGGGTGTAGCCATCGCGGGTCACACCGACCTGCAGACGTTGCTCCCAGATACGACCGCCTTCGAACACTGCCGGGTGGTCTGAGCCTGGCTCGCTGTACACAACGGTTTCGTCGAGGATGTACACATTGCCACGCTCAAGGGATTGGCGACCGTCAGAAGCGGTGGTGTCAGCTGGACCATACTTGCCAGAGTCAGTGCCGCCGGTCGAAGTTGCGATGGTCACAGTGATGCTGCCACCGGATTCAAGCGAGGATTCATCCACGGTGACTTCGGCGACATTACCGAGGGCTTTACGCCATGTCAGCGTGTAGACAAAGCTTGATTTACTCACTACCACGTCGCCGGGATCGATGTTCGAGAGGGCGTACAATGCGTCCTGCACGACCTGCGCACTCGCGTTGTATGCAATAGTGTCAGTGGTCTGGCCATCGTATGAGATGGTGAATGTGCCACCGTTGGGGTCAGCATCGCCAGACAGGTCAATGGTCTGCACTTCACCAAGGGTGATGTGAGCCAAGACAGTGCCGTATGGCAGCACCTTGTCGCCGATTTTGACGACAGTGCCATCTGTCAGCGTTTCTTCAGCGGTCAGGGAGTCAACGGTAGACCAGTCAACGGTGATGCCGCCGACCTTCCATTCAGGCCGACCGTCTGCACTCACTTGGATAGGGCGACCAGTTGTATCTTTGATTTCTCGTCCAAAGCTTCCCATGATGGGTTCTCCAAATTGGATGGTTCAGCGGTCACTACCGCATGGATTGGTCAGTTCATTTGCCGCCAGCAGCTTTGCGGGTGCGTTCGGCAAGTTCTTTGAGTTCTTTTTCTTCCTGCTCAGCGTCACCATCAGGGATGTCGCGGGACAGGTTGGTAGTCTGCACACCGGTTTTTTCGCCGAGTAGCTTGGCCAGTTCGCCAGCCTTGTTTTCGGCGAGGATGTCGACGATCTTGGCGTAGGACGGACGGTCTTGGCCGTCGCCAATGCTGAGCATGATCGGCGTGGACAATTCGGCTTCGAGCTTATCCTTGACAGCCGGTGTGATGCAGCACTTGTCGACCAGCGAACCGAGTTTGGTGTTCAGTGCGTCCTTGGACAGCGCCAGCACTTCGCGGGACAACTGCACAGGAGCGGCAGGAGCGGCAGCGAGCTTGGTCTGCAAGTCGGCAACAGTCTGCTTGGACTTGTCCAAGTCGGATTGCAATGTGCTGATTTTGGCAGGGGCGTCCAGGCTGAGCATAATCGTCTCAGCGACCTTGGCGTCAGCAGTATCGTCGGCAAGGCCGAGTTTCTTTTTGGCTTCGGCGATCTGTTCCTTGGTGAGCATGTCACTCTCCTGTGAAGGTGTTTTGGTTACGTCAGGTTGGTTGAGAGAAAAAATGATTAGGTGTGGAGAGGCGGTGTCGCGTGAAGCAGCGATTGGGACAAACGGTTGCTGGCCTGTGATGACAGGATTGCGACACACGGTGATCGCAGTGATCGCCTCGCCGTAGCTGTTACCTTTGGAGTCTTTGTAGTCTGGGTGAATCTCAATACTCACCTCGTTGCAACGCTGGCAAAGCTTTGCAGCATCGTCATCAGCAGCGGTGGACTCAAACATCAGCAGATCGCCATCCATGTCGAGGGTGTCAACCTTGCCGATCTTGGAGTCGGCACCACGTTTGTGGTCTTTGGTGAGGTCCACACTCACGCCGTTGTTTCGCATCAACTTGTTTTTTGCGACCCACTCAGCGATACGTTCACGGGTGATTTCCAGTTTGAGGTCAGACCCATCAATGGGATTGCGGGCGATCCAATTGCCGACTTTGGCCGCATCTTTGCGAAAGCGGTAGCCACTTTTGCTGGATAGGGCGATTGGCTCTGAACCAAGTGATGCCAGTGCGTATGGGACGAGAATGTTATCCACGTGCCACCGTCGCTTTCGGAATTGAGGCAGACGGTCCGGGATTAAAATCAGGATTGATTGTGCGGGCGCGGTGCCAGTCGTTTACCAGGTCATCAAGTGCAGCGAGGGCAGATTCACCCGTACCGACAACGCGCGGCTCCTGACCGAAAGACTGGGCGCGGAACCCATCCTCGGATGGCGTGATCTCAATGATGATAGTGTCGGTGGGCATCGACAGGTGGTTACCTGCCGGGCGTCAGAAGGAGAGAAGGGCGGTGTTATGACGGTTGCTCAGAAAGGTATTTTTGACGCTGCCGAGCCTTAAGGAAGCTATCAGGGTCGGACTCGTATGCAGGAATATCGCTCTCATCAATCGCAACAACATCACCACCGGTGAATACAGTATTGACAACCTGCTCAGCCACATTGCGTTCAATACCTGGCGTATCCTGCATGACTGCATCGACTGCGTCGTCGAAATCCATGCTGAGTAGTTGAAGTGGTGTATGCATCACTTGGCCCATCCAAGATTACTGAACATTTGGTCAAAAGCGCTGGATATTTCCTTGAAATCGTCATCGTCCCATTGATAGGAAATCTCTTTGTTTTTACGCCATTCGTTTAACTCTTCTAGTATTTTCGCATTTTTCGATTTAATTGCAATATGTTGAGAGTATCCGCGGGCAAAAAGCTCGTCATCATTTAGTAGATAATCAAGATGCTTGACCATAGATTTGTTTTTGGCTGCTGCATATTCATCCCGCTTTGTTTTCAGCTTTGTGTAAGCCTTAGACTTTTTGATTTGCTCAAGGACAACACTTGATTGACCACCTGTTTTAGAATCAAACTTGCCGGGCGTACCGATTCCGTGGTGGTCGAGATAATGCCCCATCTCATGCAGCATGGCGAATCCTTGACGATTGCCTTTTGTTGTCAACTTGAAGTAGAAAGGCGAACCAGTACGCTCCCCGAAGACATACTCGCCATAAGTTGAACTGTTGTTATCACGCACATCAAGAATCCGCATGCCCTTGGGAACGCCGTGCACGCTATTGATCGACTCCATGGCATTTGCAATGTGCTTGGCGTTTTTGCTGCGTACATTGTAATTAACCAAGTTTTTGGCGTGCTGAGTTTTGACGGTTGGTATTGGGGGGACGGGCTTAACCGTTGGCTTCTTGTTCGACTTTGGCGTAGTGGATGGTTTTTTCGCATTTTGTTTGGGTGTTTTCTTGGGTTTTGATGCTGGTTTAACCGGCGTGACACGAGCAGGCACGTCCTGCACGACCAGGGTGGGATCAACCGGAACTGGTTTGTCTTCCGGCTTGGGTTTCACAACTGGTAACGGGTCAATATTCGGAACGCTATACGCCTGTCCCGGATTAAACTCAAAACCACGATCCGCTTGGGGCTGAAAAGCCACGCCATCAACCGTCTTGGGGCTTGGCAGGATGATCTTGCTTGCCTTGGCCAGATCATCACCTTCAAAAATCTCCAACGCCTGGCATCGACATGACCATCCATTGGGTGGCCAGTTGGTTTGCCAGAATGAATGATCTTTGGGAAGTCGCGTTCCGTCCATTGCATTATGGCTTGAACGGACCCTGTCGTCACCGACGGTTGAATACTCAAACCCCCATAAAATCTCATCAATCTCCGGCTCATGCAATGCTGCCCATCGACCGGCACTATAGGCCAGTTGTGTTTGAGTGCGAAAGATGTTTTCGAGCGTGTAGCTGTTTTCGGGAGTGATGCCGGCGGCTTTAAACACCTGCTGTAATTCACGGATTCCCGTGCCGACATGTGCCTGACGCTGGGTGAGTTCCAGCATCTTGGTGGTTATCTTTCCGCCGACCACTCGATTGATATCTTGCAGCTTGACCAACGCATCAGGCACAAACGCATTTCGCAGTTGATCAATGGACAGGCCGCCAACGTGCATTTGGGCTTTAAGTGCCTGAATTGCATTGTCATAGGCAGTGGATAGTTTGAGCGTCTTGGCTTGATGTGCTTCAACTGTCTTGAGCACACGCCAGCGACCAGTCAGATACGCAGCTACCATTGCATCAACCAATAAAGGTGACAGGTCGCCAAGTGGATCGTTGATCGCAGCCGCAGGATCGTTGCCAGCACGATACGCCTTTAGTGCGGCCATACGAACCTTGCGACCGATCTTCTGTGATGCAGTGATGCCGATCTTTTCCAGACGGGCGCAGTCGGCGTCGAGTTTTGCTGCATATTTGCGGCGTTCAGGGGAGACGGTCATGGATCACCCCTTTGTGACTGTGCTCTCAAGCTCGTCCATAATGGATTTGGCAGGATTGTCGGCATCGACCAATTTGTTGTCGCTCTGGTCAGGTGCGTCAGGCAGCGTGGGGAGCGTGGTCATTTCGGAGATTTGTTCAAAATCCAGATAGACTCGCAAGAACTCGCGGCCGTCAGGCGTTGCGGTCATGCCCTTGATGACCTCGCGTGCCAATGTTCGAGACTCGTCTTGGATTGGATTGGGTTCAAAGTAGACAGACCCACGTGCATCCTCGCCGAAATTAAGAACCAGAAGTTGGTCAACCACATGCCAATTAATCGTTTCGGCAAGGTCGGACTG